ATGAAAGAATATAAGTTAACAGTAGAGTTTCATACTGGGGCACGTTTTTGCTATTACGGTAAAACGAAGAAAGAAGCGTTAGCAGCGTTTAGAAAATCGTTTGGCAACTTTAAAGGCTTTGTAAAAAAGGAGTGGACGATAGAACAAGATTAACCAATGTGGGAAGGCGGAGCGACACCGCCGCCGGAAACTAAATTTATAAACTCAAAAACAAAAGGACATGAAAGATATTGCGGAAATATTATGCTTTAAAACGTACGGTATAACTTGTTATCAAGTCAATCTTATAAATGTAAGAACCGGAATGTATTATAACAGTTCTTCACGGTATTTTGATACGCTTAAAGAAGTTCAGGAATACGTTACAAAGAATAACCTAGATCCAAGATACAAAACACCCTTCAAAAAGGGGTACTATGTACTGAAACAGTGCCACGAATGGCAATACGTTCCCGAACTAGCGCAAAGTGTATGGGTAGAAACGAGTGCCGAACAAGTGACGCCATACAGGGCAACCAAACAGGAAGCTGAGCAGGATTACGCAAAACTGGGGCTTCCTGTACACCCTACTGCATCCGTACAATGCAATGATCATATTGTACTAGGCGTATCGTGGACACGATATATAGTGCAGCATAGAACGGCTTAAAAGGAATTATTATAAACCAATAAAAAAAGAGAACAATGAGAACGTATTTTGCCAAAGTAAGAACTAGGTATAGGGCAATTAAAGAATGTCCGTTTACTCCGTCTAAAATCGCCAAAGTATATGGCGGTTTCATGTGTTTTGAGTCTACAAATGACTACAAGATTTGGAAAAACCAAAAGTAACCTATTTCCCCGGCAGGCTTGATTTGCAGCCGGGAACTATTTACTAACTTAAACAATAAAGAATATGAATTCATTAAGAAAAATTTCATTTGATTATTTTAACGAACAAATAATAATATCCGAAAAAGTGAACAATGAAGTACAAAAACTATGGCTTGACGGCAACGAGTTTAGCCAAATAGTGAAAAAAATAATCAATACTGAATTAATGATTAAATCAGTAAAACAGTGCAAGGTATTTATTATTAACTGCATCAATATTGATATAAACAGCAAAGAAAATACAATACAAATAATATACGGCTTTATCGATTATTTACAAAGCATATATGACAGATTAGAAAAACTATGCAAATAAATTATAGTAACAGTAAACAATCAGGGCAAAATAACAAACCGCGCCAGGCGACTTCCTGGCATTCCTTTAAACTTTGATATTATGACTACTTATATAATAGAATCCCCAAACGGAGAAACACACAAATTAGAAGTATTCCGCACCGCAACTGGGTTTAATGTTTATGTTGATGACTCAAATATATGTGAGAGCATAACAGAGGAAGATTTTTTGCAAGAACTTGAAAACCCTACTTTCTAAACATGGTAGGTATGATTATTTGGCTAATAGTAGTTTTATTAATCTGCTTTAGCGTGTTTGGCGGTCTTTGGCTGCTTCCTGTTTACTTGATTTTCTGCCTTATTGTAGGCTTTTATTTCGGTGTAAAATATCTAACTATTTAATATTATGAATGAAAAAGAATTTAACGGACTTATCTTGTCCGAATTAATTAGAATAGCAAACGAAGTTTTTACAAATGAAATAGAAATAGCTCCCGGCACTTATACAGCCGCGGAGCTTGCAAAGCTGAAAGATGCCAACGGTAATGATATAAATATAAAATATCTTTGCGTTGATAACAAACTAAATATAACTGATTTTAGAACTGTACAAATAGACAATTTTAAATGTTCCTTTCCAGTGGATCAGATTTTTTATCTTGTTTGGAAATTTGAAAAGCTGATAGGTACCAAACAAGCCAATAAAACAAGGTTTACTAAAATAGAAGAACGCGAAAATATTGTCTGCTCCTTTGATATGTGGATTACAAAAGAACATCTAAACATCACTAAATTAGTAACAAAAGATCCTCTAAGAGCTGTATTTAATTATATTTATCTTGATCCTTACAAATCGGCTTTAGTTGCTTCTGACGGGCGTACATTAAAAGAATACCCCGTAATTATTGAAACATTCGGGCTTTTGCCTGACAGCCTAAAATTATTTATCAATCCAAAACATTTAAAAGAAATGGTTGGTCGGTGTTCTGTTTGTGTTTGTAATCAGGAAGGCGGCAATATTACAGAAATAACCAACGATAAGAAACAAACCTTTGTTTGTGATTTTGCCGGATATTTCCCTAATTACCGGCTTGTGTACCCCAATCTTTCAAAAGACGGATTTATAAAGATTCAGAAAAGCGAATTAAAAGCGGTTGCCGGTTTTGTAAAAGAGATAGCCAAACGAAACAAAAAAAGCGGTTTTTCACTTCGTACTATTGCCGGAGAAAGTAAGGTTTATTTATCTTATAATGATGCAGACAATAATAGACACAAAGAACTTTGTGTAACATTAGAAAAAGCCGCTTTAATTAATATAAAGTTAGGTTTATTTGCATCAAACGTTATCCCTTTGCTTTCCGGCTGGACTGGTGGCGTATGGCTGGTGGCACCTGATCAGGCGGTGGTCTTTGATGATAAGGCAGCGCGTATCGGTGTGGTTATGCCTGCCTTTATAAATGATTCTATTTGCCCGAACTTAAAATGTAATATAAAGGCTTTGGATCGTGCCAAAGTTCCTACCATCCCGGAAAAAGAACCGGTAAGAGAGCCAGAGAAACATTTACCGGCCTTATATGTGGATGTACAAACAAAAACACCGGCTTTTGTCTTTGCTTTGGTAGCTCTGATAGATTTTATTTCCCGTTGGTTTTATCAGGATCAAATAAACAAAGCATTACAGAGGCTAACAATGCTAACCGAACTATCCGGCATTTCTTTACCTGAACTATTGGCCGAACCAGTAAGCGAAGAAACAAACGCGAACAGTCCCGAACCATTGTATATTGACCGACCTTTGGTTTTCCCGGTGCCTATCTTCATACATAAACATGAACGAACTACCAACCGAACCATTGTACCCAAACTATTGAATCACCAGTGTATAACATTACTGTTTGTTTCCATGATGCTGCCCGAACTATTACAACGATATGTTTGGGGAACAATCCGATCAAAGGCGAATGAACTATTTGGGGACAATTCCAGACGTTTCCACAATAATGGTAATAATCGAATCAGGGACGGAACAAAAGAGGTCTACAAAGCCCGAATTATAACCATTTCAAACGAATTATTAAATAATCAATGAATCATTATGGAAGAGAATAAACAAACTAAAATAAGTTGTCACCGGAACAAACCGACAACAAAAAGCAAGGTCTATTCTATTAGACTAGATATTGATCTGGTTGATTTTGTCAAGAAACAACCGAACATGAGCAAATTTATTAATGAACTAATCCGTAAAGAGAAAATAATACAAGAATAATTTTTATAAAAATGGAAAGCAAGGAATACAATTTTAAAAAAGTGAAACCATAAAAAACATTTCGACAAATGAATACTTTAAGAGAAGCATTTTTAAAAAAATACCCGAAATATGAGATCATATTGAGAATGTTTGAGGAAGCCACAGGACATCCGGCGACATGGGATAATCTCTCAAAAATCCGTTTACAGGCATTCATCGACTACATGGGTGAACGACTGGCACAAAGTTCAGTCCGCCAGTATGCGGCAAAATTAAAAGCCGTCATGAACCTGTACAATGAAGAATTTGAACTACCCAACGGATATGTAAAAATTTTAACCATAAGGGATGAAAAGCCTGTTTCGGTGTGGCTAAACGATGAAGAACTTGCAAGACTCACCGAATACAAAGCTAAAGACGGTAATGAACGGCTTGTTCAGGCTCAATTCCTGTTAGGCGCATATTCAGGTGCAAGACATTCGGATTATTGCCGCTTTACTTCAACAAACATTGTGAACGGCTACATCTCCTATGTAAGCCAGAAAACAAAGACACATGCCACCGTACCATTAAAACCTATAGTGGCCGAACTGCTGAAAAAAGTCTGCATAACCCGTGAATTATCCGATCCAGCTTTCAATGAAATTTTGCGGAGAATCTGCAAGGCATCAGGAATTGTCGCTCCAGTGAAGGTATTCAAGGCTGGAAAAGAAAGAGAAGGTGAGAAATGGGAATTCGTATCAAGCCATACAGCACGCCGGAGTTTTGCGTCAAACTTATATTTACGCGGTGCGGATCTATACAGTATCAGCAAGATGATGGGACATTCAAGCGTTGAAATGACTGCACAGAACTATATATGCTGCGGTCTCCGTGAACAATCGGCCCAAGTTATGGAATATTTCAAGTGAACTACAAGAAGAAACGGCTGGAGAAAGCCCGAAAACTGGCAAGGCAACAAGAAGAAGATAGACTGCAAATGAAGTTGTTTGAAGAGTAAAAAGAAAAGCTTTTGATTATATATCGTAATCAAAAGCTTTTCTTTTATTGGTCAATTAAAAAGAGATAACTGTGTTATCAGGGCTTCTTTGGTTTCCTTCTTTGGTTTTGTATCGATGATTTTTTTGTATCTATAATACTCTTCTTCGTTAATTCCTAATTCTTGATATGTATATAGTTTAAACGCTTTATTTAAGTCTATTCTCATAAGAATATCTTTTGTTATAACTCTTTTAGCGTCAGGAAATGATATAGATTTTATGAAGTTTTGAACATGTATCCCATTTAAAATTTTTAGGGTTATGCTGGCTTCTTTTTCGTTTTTGAATCCTATAGAGTAACATGTGTCATCTATCATTATGGGCTTACCATTTAAAGGGTATAGAAGTGAAAACATTGTACTTTTATATAATGCAGATATAACAATCTTGTACGGAAAAAACGAATAATCTCCAATTCCAAACATACAAAATCGTGCTCGATTTTTATAGATACTACTCTTTCTATTATCTAAAAGGGTAGAATGTTTTAGCAGGTATTCATATGTAAGAGGACATTTCTCCTCTATTGTATTCGTTTCGTCAGATGTCTTTTTTTGGGTTACAATAAGATGCTTTCTAACCTTTCCTTCAAATTTAGAGATGTCTGAGCTTTTGACGAGAGGATATATAAAATCCTCCTCAATGTGAAATGTTTCTTTCATTCCATTCTCATACATTCCATTTTCTTTCTTGACTAATTCCATAACCTTGGAACAATCATGCTTTATTCCAGATCTCCATATTATTGGACTTTCCCCGTCTATAAGGTTACTTTTTTCATATGCGTCTATATCTGAAATTTGATTTTCATTGATTAAGCCAAACCTCTTTATATATTCATTTGTATAAATGTTATACGCTTTACAGGTCGTTTCTTTTTGGTGTACTCCTAATTTTCCAAAGAATAAAGAAGCGCTTGTTGATGCTCCAAACTCTTTGATTGCATCAATCTCGTATTGGTGTAAATCACCAATTTTATATGCGGTTTCATTTTCTAATACAATGTTCTTTATTACTGAATTTTTTACGAGCATTGCAAAATGACCTTTTTTTGCTGGGAGTCCTTTAAATATGGAAATAAGTATATATTCTGCTATATCGAAATTTCCTTTTCCTGTAATAGCTTCAAGTCCTTTATGGTTCTTGAAATTACTTTTTTGCGGTAAGTTTTCGCTTCCAATGCTTCCCAATTGACTATTTGTAACCCAAGGAGGATTTCCTATAACGAGTATATTTTCTTCTTTGATATTATTGAAATCAAAATCAAATATGCTTTGATGAAAAATACAAAAATCAACTGCTTTATACTTTTCCTTTATCTCGCAAACCTTTTCTATATAAGGTCTGTATATTTCAACCGCATAAACTTTCTTTATGGTATCGAAGACTTCAAGAGCCGCCTTAATGAAAGCCCCTTCTCCGCATGTCGGTTCAAATATAGTTGTGGGAGAAACCCCATGCTGTTTTAGCATCAAGCATACTCTTAATGCTAATTGATATGGGGTTTGCCAATCTCCGTACTCGCTTCTTTCTTTATTCATACTTTACAATAGGTGTTATACCTTCTACTTTTTCTTCCAAGTGTACAATTCTATTATATTGTAATCTCCATTGTGTAGGGCGTTTGATATTGTTAGATAGCCTATTTGAGGAGGGGTTTTTAATATCTGTTCAGCCATTTGCATAAGTGTAACTTCGTCGGCAGGGATTTTGTGGTCTGAAAGAAATGCAAATACATCGTCAATGTTTCCATTGTTCTGTATTATTTTTCTCAGCCCTGTTGTCGTTTGATAGTCTGCTGTTCTTCCTGCTTCTATAAAAGAACATGATACGAAGTTTAATGCAGATGTTTTATGTGTTGTATCATCATTCTTTTGGTACACAAAAACTATGAGATTATATCCCAGTCCAAATATTTTTTGCTTGCTGTCTTTGTAGGGGCAGCTTGATTGTGGCTGTTTTATGGATGTTACTTTTATGTCGGTATTGATAGAAGGTAAATCTAACCCATTGGCAGAGCTTCCAATCGTAACTTTGTATCTGCTAGATAGGAACTCTTGAAATTTATGTTCTACGAAGGTTCCTACGGCTTTTCCGTCTGTTATTGCAAATAGTTCTTCTCTCTGAACATTGCTTTCTGCTTTGCAAAATTCTCTGGCAGCTTTTATTAAGTGCTGATGATTTAATTCTTCCATTATATTTCAGTATTTACTTTTATCTTCCCTATTGTTTTTTGTTCGTCACGCACCCGGCAGAGTTCCCGGTATGCTCTTTCCTTTATAAATCTTTGAAAATAAGACATTTTACTCTTCTGTCGGATAGATTCTATATTTGCAGGCACGTAACATACGGCAAATATAATGATTTAAAAGGAAACAATGATACAGAAAGAATACATTTCAAAAAATCACTCGAAATTTCTCATCAAGTACCATGTGGACGAATGGTTACTTTGTGTCATTAGTCGGAAATGTCAGTTAGGAAACAATAAAATAAGCCACGCTAAATTCGACAAAACTATTTTAGCGTGGCTCTCTTATACTATGATAAAATCCTTTCCAGCATCTCAAAGTCTTTTTCCACTTCAGTATTCAGAACTTTAGCATATTGTTGTGTGGTACGTACATTTGTATGACCGAGCATTTTACTCACATTTTCCATTTTAACCCCATTATTCAGGCACATTGTTGCAAATGTATGGCGGGCCATGTGAACGGTAAGATTTCTATCAAACCCAGCATAATCAGCAACTATTTTAAGTCGCAAATTGTATTGTTGGTTAGTTATTTTCGGCAAAACGAAATCATATTTCCTCAGAATCTCCATAGCTGGGGAAAGCAGTACAATAAAATAATTTTCATCCGTCTTTACCCGTGCATCCAATATGACATACTTATCCCCACGCTTCTGTAACTCATGTTTAAAGTCAAATTTAGCAAGATCAGCATACGCAATGCCAGTATATGCCTGAAAAACAAAAAGATCACGGACTCTACAAATCGTTTCCGAATCTATTTGAGCATCTTTCACCTTCTTTAATTCTTCGGCAGTCAAATATTTCCTGATAGCATGTTTACCACGGGAAAAACGCTCACCCTTATACGGATCTTCTTTTAATAAATCAAACCTCATAGCCTCGTGGATATAACGTTTGTTACGCTTATGATAGTTATATATTGTTGGCTGTGAATAGCCCTTAGAATGTAACCAATCATCATACAATGTGATATTAGCTTTTGTGAGATCAGAAAAATATATTATCCTGTCAAATTCACGTAATGAAGCCGCAAAAGTCCGATGGGAAGCTTTGGTGCTTTCCGTTATATCTCCACGTTCCTCAATTCTTCTTTCTACAAAATCAACATAACTTTCTGATTCATTAGTATATTTTAAAAATCTATCCAGTTTATCAAAATCAAAGGCCTCTTTTTTGTTGATAAGCTCATTGATCCAATTTTGAATAACCCGGATTTGTTCATCTAAACACTGGTTTAACTGAATCATTTCAATCGAATTGATTATTTTCTTTCGATCATCCCATTGGTCAGAATAGACTTTAACGCCGGTGCCAATCCATTTTCTCTTACCTTCGCTCAAAACTTCAATTTGAACGAGTCCCTTGTGTGTTTTCGTTGCAACCTTCTTGCGATCGAAAACGAATCTCATTGTTGGATATTTCAT